TTAGGCCGTCTCGGCTGATTCCAAAGCAGTGATAGTGTCCACCGAGTGTCCACCTCGAAACGCCAGAGGGTTGAGATTGACCACTTCGGCCATGTGACCAGGACTGAAATGAGCGTACTTCTGAGTCATGGCCAGGGTCGCGTGACCAAGCACTTTTTGAAGGGTGATGATGTCGCCGCCATTCATCATGTAGTGGCTGGCGAAGGTGTGACGCAAAACGTGGGTCAGTTGCCCCGCGGGTAGATCCAGCTTCGCAATTTCGACAGCCCGCCGGAATATGTCGTAGCAAGGCTTGAACGGTAGGGCCTTCAACAGACGCCGCTCCAGCGCCTTGGTGATTGGCACAGTACGATTCTTGCTCGACTTCGTCTTGTTGTACTGGATACGCTGCTGGCGCACCTGGCGCGGCAGTAGCCCCTCTGCCTCGCCCCAACGGGCCCCCGTGGACAAACACACCTCGGCGATCAGCAGCGTGTCACTGTCCAGGGCTTGCAGGCACTCCAGGAAAGGGCCGATCTGCTCATGAAGCAGATACGCCATCTCAGTTTCATCAAACCGGAGCCCGCGCACATTGGCCAGCGGGTTGTCCCCATGCCATTCCCCTAAACGCTTCAGCTCGTTGAATACCGCCCGCATGTAAGCCAGCTCATGGTTCAGCATATTCGCGCTCACCGGCCGACCGGGCTGCCCCTTCTTCGTGTACCTGGAGTGCTTACCCTCGGCACGCTCAGCACGGTATTGCGCAAAGTGCGAGGCATTGAACTGCGAAGCCTTGGGGTTGCCCATACGCTCGGCCATCAGATCAAGCAGATCTCTGCGCTGCTCCCCACTCTTCAACGTCTTGCCGTGGAGTGTGAACCAGCGATCAATCAGATCCGTCAGCCTGCGCGGGTCGTCCTTGGGTTTCTTCTCGAACTCCCCCCGCGCACCGTCGCCCATGACGCGATTCTGGTAATAGAGCGCCTCATTTTTGCTTCGGAACTTCTTTCGAATGCGCGGCCCGTTTCGCCCCTCTGGCCGGCAGTCCACCAACCATTCACCGTCCGCCGTTTTCTTAATCGACATGATTAGACCGGGCTGACCTGACCCGACTCTGGCGCAACATCACCAGTCACCAGCCACAGAGCATATTTCTTGAAACGCGGGTGGTTTGCGACCTTGAGGAAAGGTGCAAGCCCCATCTCTGTTATACCCGCGTCGTACTTCTTCCAACTGCTGATGCTGATTTCCAGCATCTCGCAGAACTCACTCTGAGTGAGGCCTTCCTTAGCTCGAATGGCTTTCATTTTTGCCGGCAAATCCAATGTGCATCCCTCTTGACAGGTTCCAATATTGGAACCATCATGGTTCCATTCTTGGAACTTTGATCCCCAATATCCCGACAGAGGTTAGCAGAATGCAGATCACCATCGACACGCCCTACGTCACAGTAGGCGAATACGCGAAGCGCTCAGGACAGTCAGATTCAGCCATCCGGCGCGAGATAGAGCTGGGCCGCTACATCATTCGCCCGAAGACCGAAGGGTCCAAATCCGCTGTGCTTATCAACATGGTGCATATCGCCATGGAGGCTGCCGAGCAAGCCGAGCGCGCACGCGGTGGCAAGGACAAATCACAAGCCGGTAAGGCATAGGGGCCGGCAATGCAATTTGAGGACATTTATCGTCTGGAAGTCGTGGCCGCTCTCGAAAACGACCGTGACCTGGACTTCAAGGACATGAAAGGCGAAAAGTATCTGCAGAAGGGTATTTGCCCTGGCTGCGGAGAGCGGACGCTCTACATCGCTCGCAAACAGCCCTATCAGCTCAAGTGCAACCGCCTCAACCAATGCCAGTTTGAGGAAAAGACACGCCAACGCTACTCGTACCTTTTCGAGAACCTGAGCGAGCGCTTCCCCCGTACCGACCTGAATCCGAACGCAACGGCAGACGCCTATCTGCAGCGTAACCGCGGCTTCGATATCAGCAAAATGAAGGGATGGTACACACAGGGCCGCCGTCCAATGGTGGATGGCCAGTGGGCAGACACGGTTCGTTTTCCTCTCTGCAATGGCCATTGGGAACGGATTATCGACGCCACCATGGTGAAGGCCAATGGGGGCAATAAGGCCGGAATCAAGAAGGGCATGGACTACCAGGGCGATTGCTGGTGCCCGCCCGGCATGACTATAGAACCGGGTGATACCGTCTATGTCGTTGAAGGTATTTTTCACGCTATCGCGTTGTTCCTGGCCGGCTTCAAGGCTGTGGCCTCAATCTCGGCGAGTAACTTCCCCTGGAAGCTGGTCGAGGAGCACAAAGGTAGGAAAGTCCGCTGGATCATCGCCCTGGATGACGACCCGGCAGGCCACTCCGTAACTCCCAAGTACCGCCGCCAGTTACACGACATGGACGAAATTGCTTGGGTTGCGCTCGCCGGTGCCGATCGAGACTGGGACGACGTTTATCGAGACGGCCAGCTAGATGAAGCATTCCTGAGAGAGGCGTGCTACCGAGGACGTCTGTTCGTAGCCAAGAGCCCTGCTAAGAAAGCCCATCTCTTGTTCACCAAGCGTGAAAAGGGTTTCTTTCTCCTGGACTTCGGGAACCGCCTTTATTCGGCCAAGGTGGATCTGCACGAACTGAGAAATGCCATGGAAGATGGCGAATCGGTTGAAAGCAATTGGGCTGTCTTCGACAAGCACTGCGAGATAAAGCAAGTCGCGAATTGCGTTCCTCACTTTGAATACATCCAGCGCGACGCCATCAGCGGCGACCAACAGTTCTTCTTCCAGTTCACCTTCCCCAACAAGGCGCAGAACTGCAAAGAGCCACTGGCCCCGAACTCGATTGGTGACCCCCGGAGCTTTGCAAAGTCACTCCTGGAGCGGACACCAGGTGGAAACTTTGAGGGCGGTGAAAAGGTGCTGGCCATGCTGCGTGCCAACTGGCTGGACAATGCCTTAACCGTCCGCGCCCTCCCCTTCGTCGGCTACGATGCGACCAGCAAAACCTACTGCTTCCAGAAGTTCGGCTATCACAAAGGCCGTGAGTACCTGGCTAACGCTCATGGTTATCTTGAGGTGGGTAGTTCGGGGCTGAAAACTTCGCTCAACAGCCTTTCAATCGTGCGAGGCGCGGAGTTCGACGGGGACTGGATCAAGGACTTTCTTGCTGTGCACCATCTGAATGGTCTGACCGCACTCAGTTGGTGGACGGCCTCCCTGTTCGCACAACAGATCCGGACCAAACAAGAGTCGTTTCTCTTTCTGGAACTGACGGGAGACGCTGGTGCCGGGAAGTCTAGCCTGTTGCGCTTCTTGTGGCGTTTGGTCGGTCGCTCGAACTTTGAAGGCATCAAGCCCAACAGCAGCGGAGCAAGTGCGATCGGTCTAACACGGGCACTTTCCCAGGTAAGCAACCTGCCGGTGGTGCTGATCGAGTCGGACACGCAAACCATCGATGCCCAGGGCCGTGCGGTGGTCAGTCAATACAACTGGGAGAACTGGAAAAATCTGTTCGACCACAACGCAACGTTGCGCACGATCGGCGTCAAGTCATCCACCAATGACACTGATAGCCTGATATTCCTTGGAACGCTCTGTATCGCTCAGAACGCCAGCGTGGAAGGTTCCGAGGCCATCCTTACCCGCATCGGTCACCTGCATGCCACCCGGGCCCATCACACACCCGCATTGAAGGAAGTTGCGACCCGGCTCAACGCCCTTTCCACCGAGGACTTGGCCGGCTACCTGCGCCATTGCCTGGAGCGGGAAAGCACCTGGTTGCAGCACTACTTCGACGCCTTCCCAGGGTATGAGAAGCGCCTGCAGGCCAACCCTGCGCTTCAACATCAACGAATCGTGCTGTGCCATGCACAGTTAATGGCTGCAGCCAAAGCCACTCAGGCCCTGTTCTCCGGGTGGGGAGAGAGCGACCTGGAACATGTCCTGAACCACATTGAAGAACGCGCCATGGATCGCCAGAGCCGCGTCAGCACAGAGAACCCGACGGCCGCCAGGTTCTGGCAGATCTATCACTACCTCAACGAAAGGGCAGTGACGACGACAGACAGTGACGGGTCAAGGGACACCCTTCAAGAGACGTTGAATCACAGCATCGACCCGACACGCATCGCGATCAACATCGAGCACTTCCACAACGCCTGTCGGCTCGCCGGCCAGGAAGTGATTCACGCCACCCAGCTACACCGCGCGTTGCCACAAAGCACCACCCATAAGTTCATCGAAACTCGCAAAGTGCGTTCGAGCATCGAGCGCCGTTCCCTCAACTGCTGGGTGTTCCAAAGAGGGGGCAACGAGTGACGGCCAACGGGTGTATGAAAAATCGTATAGGCGGGGAAATCTGGCTTTTTAAGGGAATGCGCGTGTCGCCACTGCCTAGCTGGAACATCCGGAACGCTATAAATCCATTTAAATATTTTCTATATAAATCAATTAGATAAACAAGAAACCTCAAATCAAACGGCCGGAACATTGCCGGAACAACAGCAGAACACACCGGAACATTTTTCCTTCGGGTGTTCCGGAAATGTTCCAGCACGAAATATTGCTGGAACATCGCTGAAGCCCTCATGAATCAAGGCCTACAGCGATTTTCTCTCAAACTGATGTTCCAGAATGTTCCAGTCGCACTTTCTGGCCTTAGCCAGCTGCAGGCCCCGGTTTTAAAGGGGGCTGGACCATCATCTTTTAGATGTTCCGGATGTTCCGGGGGTGCCATGGGCACACACATGTTTTTTTACCGCCGCGGGAGTTTCCGCGTCACCACCAAAGAGAGGTAACACCATGCAAGTTCAAGTCATAACCGGCGAGATGGCCACCGGCAAAACAACGCGGCTCCGTGCCATTCAGGCCGAGCTGGAACGCCAGGGCTTAGCCGCTGAAATCCACGTCGGGGCGAACTGCACCACTCCCTACTTTGTGAACCTGATCCGCGACCAAGCTATGACCGGAGCCAAGCACTTCCTGGCCGACGACTGCACCTCGTTTCAGATCAAGGCAGTCATGGAGCTGAAAGACCAGGGCCTGCGATCCGGCATTCCATCCGACTTTGTGCTGCACCTGGTGCGCCAGGCGTGAGGGGGAACGAATGATCATTCGCTACAGCGCCAACGCATTGGTGGGCCAGCTTTCGTTGCCGTCGAGCTACGTCGATATGCGATCGCCCGAGGAGCTGGCGGAACTAGCCGCCGTGGCGCACTGGCAGGACCACCCTGAGGAAACCCCAACGCTCGTCACCGTCGTGCACCTGCAGGACGTGGACGGTCACGACTTGGGATTGTTTGAAGTGCGCTGTGAAAAGCGCCCGGTATTCACCGCCAGCCAGTTGCGGCAGGCGTGAAAAGAGACGGTGTCGAGGAGTTGCAGCTCCCCGACACCAGCCACTACCAGAGGAGCAGCACGATGCAAGCACAGCACCCAAGCAGCAGCGAACGCAAGGCTACCACAGCACCCATCCAGGGCGCTGGCAACACGTTCAAGCCGACGCGGCCGATGTTGGCCATGGCCATGATCGGCGCCGCGCTGATCGGCTATCTGGTGCAGAAAACACCGGATGCCCGCCAGCGCCTCGAAAGCCTCGCCGAAATGGCCCAAACCCTGGGCGACCTGTCAGAGCGCGACGCCGCCGTGGTAGCGCAACTGCTGGCCCGCCCCACCACTTTGTCCCATACACAGGGAGAGTCCCACCATGTCTGAGCAAGCCACCAAACCTGAATCCCATCTTCTGGATAAGTTCGTCCTCCGTCTCCCGGACGGCCTGCGCCCGTCCATCAATGCACAGGCAAGGGCCAACCACCGCAGCATGAACGGTGAAATGATCTTTCGCCTGGAGCGTTCCCTGCAGCTTGAGGAACTGTATGAGAGTCAGCGCCGCCTGAATGCGATCCTCCTGCAACGTATCGAGGAACTAGAGGCACGGACATGTTGATCGACGGCCAGATCATTGCGATCAACGACGCACAGTACGATTCTGCACGGCAGCAGATGGGGCTCCCGGCGGGCTACACGCTCGTTCAGGCGACGGGTCTACTCATGCACAACACCGGGAACGGCTTGGTGCAGATCCGTCTTCCTGCAGACCTGGTAGTCGGGGAGTTTGAGAGCCTGGACGGCCATCGCTGTTACGGGGTTGTATCGCTCAATGGCCTAGAAAAGGTTCGAGCAATTTAGCCGCTAAAGTTCGCGGTTGAACAATCATCATCCTGGGCGCTACGGCGCCCTTTTTTGTGGCCGTCGCACTGGAAAGAAGAACAATACTTACACATGAATCTGATAATTCATGCAGAACAATCAGAACCGCCCTGGTCGGTATAGGGTTGCAAAAATGATTGCAAAAACATAAAACATTGGACAACAAACAATCAGCTCTCATTGAAATGCAATCAATATATCGAAAGAGGAACACCCGTCGTGTAATTACATAAATACACAATTACATACGCATGAAATTAAACATTCCTGTATTCCTAAAAACCGTTATTCCGTCATTCCGCTGCCAGGAAGACCAGCACAGGCAGTAACCATCAGCAATTGCTAGGCAAAAACCCAATCATCTGCGTGCCAGCCGCACCAAAAAATAATAATTCGCAGGATCTAACGTATTTTTCAAGCGATTTAAAAACAGCTTGACGCGCCAAAAAGCCGCTCTCTAAACTTCAATCATTCGAGAACAGCCAAACATGGACTTTTGCAATGAGTGACGCCCAATCGAAACTGACAGAACTGATCGAGGACATAGAGAATTTTGGACATAAGTTCATGTTTCTCATGAATGCCGCGTCTGCAGACGCTCCACTATCAGAACGCGCCCGCATTGGGTTTCTAGAGTATGGTGTGGAGAGCGTTAAACAATTCAACGCCATTGAGGAAAAGTTGAAAAGTTACAGGGAAAATTGCATTCCCAACTGATCGAAGATTTCACGCTGTTTAGCCCGAGGCAGGGCCCGCAGGCGGTCGAACAGCAAACGATCGACCGCCTGCGCTGATGGGCTCAGGGTGTGGGAGAAAGTGAGGTTCGCGACCCAGGTATGCCCGCAGGCGACCGCAGTGCATTGGCAGTAGAGCTTTGCAAACTCATTCGACAGATCCTCACGCGAAACAATCCGTCCTTTACTCCCACAAGCCTTGCAGTACACCCGCATTCTCTCCCCTCCCCAGGGTTCCGGTTAAGGCACTATTTTGACACAACATCTTGTGTCGTCAGTGGGTTACGCCCGCTAAATCAAGGATTTTCTGCAGGCTCCGCGGGCTCTCGCCAAGCAATCCGGCGATCTTGGCGCAGCCGCTCATTGACTTGGTCGAACAGCTGGCAGATCGGCCGGATCTCGTTGTTTGTGTACACCCGGTCGATCTTTTCAATGTCGCCGAACCCCCCGCTGTTTTCCGGGATGATGCCGGCCAGGGCCGGGTTCATGCGCCATGCTGCAATCACGTCGTTCCGGGTGATGTTCTTCACCTTCTCCAGCTCGTCCTTCGCCTGGAAATCCCCCACAGGGATGATCTGGATTGCGTTCTCCTTGCCGTTGGGGATGTTGACGAACATCGAGCGGAAGTTGCCCACGCCCTTACTGGCGCTGATCTGGCTGCGCAGTTCCTCTTCGTCTTCCTCTGTCAGGTCCGGGTCGTTGGTGTAGAAGATGTAACCGGCGTGCGCGCCGTTGCTGTAGTAGCGCCGGCGAAAGAGGGTCGCGGCTTCATTGAGCAGCAGCGCCTGCAGGCCGCCCAGGTAGTCGGGCACGCCATAGATGTTCTGTTCCACGTCATAGTCCAGTACGTGCTCGATCTCGTCCTGGTCGAAGTCCTGGTACTTGTTGTCGGGCAGCAGCATCCGGAAACCGCCGTCCACTTTTACCCGCATGTTGATCGCCGGCAGGTGCTGCAGCTCCAGGATCTGGCCAAACGGGTTGGGGTCGCGATAGAAATACGATTCACCGAACACCATGTAATCCAGGCTCGCCCGTCCCATGGTCTGCGTGCTGCAGCCGGCCGAGGGGATGAATTCACGCAACAGCAGGTTGCGCTTGAACTTCGGAATGGCGCCGTGGTGCGCGTTGGCGCGCAGAAGTTTGGCCAGGCCCGGCCGCGACACCGGCGGCTTGTAGATTTCGCCGTCGTCGCTGGGAAACACCCCGAGATATTCGCCGATATTGCCGCTCAGCACCTGCTCCGGTTCCCCGAAGGTGAACGCCCGCATGGGCTGTTGCTGTCGCGCCTGTTGGGTGACCTGGTGCTTTCTGTGTCGTCGCTTGGACATTACTTCCGCTCGTGACGTAGCGGCTACGGCGCCGCTTGTTGGTGTTAAGGGGTTCGTTTGCCAAGGCGTGCATGATTGCCCAGGCGATATCGGCGTGGCCGGTGGCGTCGGTGCGCGAGGCGCTGTAGGTCACCTGGCCGCTGCCGGTCGTGCCGCGCTTGATCGTGAGGAAGGCCTGGGCGATATCGGTCCAGCCGGCGTCCCACTCGATGCGGCTGCCCTGGATGGTGTCCTGGGCCTTGAGTACCAACGTGTTCTTGGTTTCCAGGCTGTAATGGATCGAGGTCGCACGCGGGTAGAAATCTCGCACCAGGTCGAACACCCCGTAACCGATGCCGGTGGTGTCGATGCCAATGTGTTGCACGTTGAAACGCTCTGTGAGCTTCTTGACCTGCTCGGCCTGGTACTTGAAGGACTGTCCGCGCCAACTGTGCTTTTCCAGGATCCGGAACTTGGCCCCGGGTTCCAGCGGCGGCGCGATAACAACGCATGTGGCGTCGTCGCGGGTGCGGCTCGGGTCGTAGCCGATCCATACCGGGCTGTTTCCATAGGGGCGGTCAGCTTCGGGGTTGTAGTCTTCCCACAACGTGAGGTCGGAGTAGCAGCGCTCCAGGTCTTTCAGCCCGAACGCGCTCTGCGTGCTGTCGATGAACTTGCAGTAGAACAGTTGCTGGAACTTGTCCTCGTCGTACTCCAGTTGCAGCTGCTCCAGGTCGAACAGGTCGCAGCCGCCGGCGATCGCGTCGTCCAGGGTGATGGTCTTGCGCCATTGGCCATCCGGGCACAGCGCGCCCTGTGTGTAGGCCGCTTCGCTCGGCCAGGTGCCGCCGGCCTTCTTGCCGCGCTTGCTGTTGCGGAATTCCTCTCCGGACCAGAACGGGTACGCCTGGTGCGACACCGCGCTGGGCGTCGAGAAGTAGGTTTTGCGCCATTTCTTGTGGGTGCCCATGGCGCTGGCCACGGTGCTCAGTTTGTCGAAGTCGCGGATCCAGAAATATTCATCGACGTAGACATGGCCATGGTAGCCCTGGGCGGTGCTGCTGTTGGTGCTGAGAAAGCGCAGTTCGGCGCCGTTGCTCAGCACGATGGGGTTGCCGGTCAACTCGATGCCGAACCACTGCTGGGCGAACTGGATGATGTAGCTACGGAAGATCTCCGACTGCGATCGGCTGGCCGACAAGAACACCTGGTTGTCACCGCTCAACACGGCGTCCATAAAGGCTTCGCCGGCGAAGTAGTAGGTCAGGCCCACCTGGCGGCTTTTCAGGATGTTCCGGACTCGCCGCGTCAGCGGGTTTTGCTTCGCCTCGAACAGCTCCTGCTGGTAGCGGTACATCTTGGAGATGAACTTATCCAGGAAGTCCACTTCGGTCAGGCCGCTGACATCGTTCTTGGCCTTTTTCTCCCGTTTCTTGCCGCCACCGTCGCCGCGGTTGGAACGTTCACCACGCGCGCTCTGGCGGCGTTCCTGGGGCTCGGCCGAGGATTCGCCGGGCGGTGCCGGCGCTGGCTTTTGTGCCTGTTTCAGCAAGCGTTCGCGAACGGTGGTCAGGCGGTCCAGCTCGTTGAGCTCGTCCTTGGTCAGGCTGGTGGCTTTGTCCAGGAGCAGGGTGATACGCCGCCCAACGGCGGTCAGTGGCTCTTCATCCGACAGCATGTCTTCCCAGCCGCCCTGGCGGATCCAGTAATAGACGATCCGGATGTTCGGCAGGTTGAGCTGCGCCTGAATTTCCTTGGCCTTACAGCGGCGCAGAAACAGGCGTTTGGCGGCTTCCTTTACTTCGGTTGAGTAGTACATGGGCCGCAGTCTATGCGGCGAAAACGCGGGAAACGCGGAGTTAAATTCCGCGATCCACCTATATCTTGAAAATAGGAGGAACGCGCATTTGAACCGTTTGTTCGGGGCCGAACGGCTCCCTATCGTGGCGGCTCATTCAACCGATTGAGCGCAGTTACCACCTATGCCCCGTTCCCTTGTTTCGTTCTGGAAACGTGTCGCCACCAGCGGCCTGACCGCCGATGGTCGCGAGATCCTGGCCCAGGACCTGTGCGATATCGCCGAGACCTACAAACCGTCTTTCTATACCGCCGTGATCTGGTGCGACCACGAACGCTGGCCGGGCTCCCATGGCACGGTGTACGCCGTGCGCCTGGTCGAGGAAGGCGACGACCTGCAGCCTGGCGAAGTGGCTCTGGAAGCCCAGCTGAAACCCAACGACCAGTTGCTGTACCTCAATGATCGCGGCCAGAAGCTGTTCACCAGCATTGAAATCACCCCGAACTTTCGAGGCACCGGCAAGGCGTACCTGACCGGGCTGGGCGTCACCGACGAACCCGCCAGTGTCGGCACCCAGGAACTGTACTTTTCGAAGCGCTCCAGCAAGACCTCCTATTACGCCGCATCGGTGGCCATCGGCTCATTCCGTGATGACCAGCCCCAGGGCGAAATCGGCCGGCTTGCCGCCATGTTCACCAGCTTGTTCAAGCGCTTCGGCCTCGTAGAAGCCCCCGCCCCCGACACCCCCACCACCCCAGAGAGCAAACCCCCAATGGATGAAGCTACCGCAACGGCTTTAAAGGCCCTGCTGGCCCAGCTGCTGGTCGTCGCTGCCGGCATTCAGGCCGTGATCGAGCCTGCCGCCGAAGAAGCACCAGAACCCGACCAGGCCCCGATCGATGACGTGAGCGCCGCTGTGGACGAGATCGTTACTACGGCCGAAGAAGAGCGCGAATTCCGCCGCAAGGGCGGCAACTCGAACCAGGCCGTGCTGGCTGCGCTGGCTGGCCTGCAAAAGGAGTTCTCTGCGCTGAAGAACACCGCCACCGGCCGCCAGTTGCCACGCAATGCCGGTCCTGTCACCACCACGAAAAAGCGGGTGCTCTGACATGGCCCGTAATCTAAGCGCCTACGGCGCCGAAATGTATGCAGCGCTGCAGCTAGCGATCGCCGAGTCCTACGGTGTCGAGCTGGCCACCAAGATGTTCAACGTGGATCCGTCGATCGCCCAGGAACTGAACGACGCCATCACCGCAAAATCGGACTTCCTTTCCCGTATCAACGTCATTCCGGTGACCGAGATCAAGGGCGAGAAGGTGTTCATCGGGGTTTCTGGTCCGGTCACCGGCCGCACCAACACCAAGACCACCGACCGCGAAGCAAAGGACGCTTCGGCGCTGGACCACACGACCTACGAACTGTCCTCGACTGAGTCTGACGTGGGTCTGCCATACGCAAAAATCGACGCCTGGGCCAAGTTCCCCGACTTCCACCAGCGCTATTCCGCGGCTGTCCAGAAACAGATCGCCCTGGACCGCATCATGGTTGGTTTCCACGGTACGCACGCTGCCCTGCAGACCGATATCACCAAGTATCCGATGCTCCAGGACGTGAACAAGGGCTGGTTGCAGCAGTTGCGCGAGCAGGCGCCGCAACAGGTGCTCAAGGAAGGCGTGAAAGACTCCGGCAAAGTCACGTTGGGCGCCGGCGGCGACTACGCCAACCTCGATGCCCTGGTACACGACACAAAGCAGATGGTGGACGAACGCCTGCGTGACGGCGGCGACCTGGTGGCGATCGTCGGTAGCGACCTGCTCGCGGCCGACAAGGCCAAGCTGTACGCCAAGCAGGGCGACACGCCGACCGAGAAGGAACGTATTGAAGAGGCCCAAGTTATTGAAACCTACGGCGGCCTGCCGAGCTTCAGCGTGCCGTTCTTCCCGGTCAACGCCGTGCTGATCACCAGTTGGGACAACCTGTCGATTTACTTCCAGGACTCCAGTTGGCGCAAACAGGCGGTGGACAACCCGAAACGCTCCCGCGTCGAGGACTACAACAGCCGTAACGAGGGCTACGTGATCGAGCAGTTGGAAAAGATCGCGCTGACCGAGAACGTGGAGCTGCTGAAATGAGCCTGGCCCTGGCGCACAAGCGCCGCATCCTGGCCCAGGGAAGCGCTGCAGTAGCCGCTGCTGCAGCTGCGCCGGTGGCGTACTCGCCGGCGGAAGCCCTGAGCAGTCCGGCGAATGCCCGTAAGCATTTGCTCCTGCAGGAAGCCGCCCTGGACCAGGATCTGGAGCGCCTGAGCGCGATCAATGGCCTGGCCGGTAAGCAGGCACTCAAGCGCGAGGAGCTGTTGCCAAAGTACCAGGACTTTATCCAGCGCTACGTCGAGTCGGGCCTGAACCTGCCGAATCGCACCCTGGTGCAGGTCATGATCTGGCTGTTCGACACCGAGCAACTCACGGATGGCCTGGAGCTGGCCGACTTCGCCATTGCCCAGGGGCAGCAGATGCCGGAGGGCTTCAAGCGCCGCGATATCCAGACCTTCGTCGCGGATGCGGTGATCACTTGGGCCAACGCCGAGCACGACGCCAAGCGCAGTCCGGAACCCTACGTTTCTGATCTGTTGCCCCGGGTCGATGGCGAATGGCAGCTGACCGAGCAGATCCCGGCCAGATACCACAGGTTGCTGGGCATCCGAGCCATGGAACAGCAGGAGTGGGAGACCGCCATTACCCACTTTGAGCGGGCCACGAAGCTGTATCCGTCCATCGGCGTGGGTACTCGTCTCGACAACTGCCGCAAGGCGCTGAAAAAACAACAGGCCGCCCCGGCTTCCGAATAAACCCGACTACCCCCCCAGCGGGGAACTGTGGACGCATGCCGACCATTTATGGCCCGACCTGCGAGAAACAGTCTCCCCGCCCTATTTGAGCGGCCAGCAATGAGCTTTTCAGGCAGAACCAACACCGTGGTGGACCAGACCATCGAGAACAACGGCTTCTGGCCGGATCTCTCGCTTGCTGAGTTCCAGAAGGCTTACCGCCTGCCCGGCGAGCTTCTGACTGAATTGCTGGTCACTCACCTGAACATGGCCATGTACGCCGTGAACCGCGACCTGCAGCGCCTGGCCGCCAGCTGGCAGTCCCTGGGCGTCACCAACGTGGCCACCGCCGACCCGCTCCTGCTGCCCGAGCGTTCGCACCAGGTGAACCTGTACAAGCGCGCCGCGTACTGCAGGGCAAAGGGCACCGTCCTGACCGACTTTGCGACCGTCACCCGCCGCGAGGTTGCGGAAAACACCGGCAAGGAAGCCCCTGAGCGCGCCGAGCAGTTCCTGGAGTTCAGCCAGCAGGCCGTCCGCGCCCTGCAGGGCCGTAGCCGCATCACTGTGGCCTTGCTGTGATCCAGTTAAAGAACCTCAGCGCGTTCCTGAAAGACCGCCTGCAGCTGATGCCCGACCAGTTCGACAGCTGGAGCGAGCAGGTGGACCTTGACCTGGTGTGGCGTGAGAGCGAACGCGGCCTGCACATGAGCAACATGCGCTATCGCGCCGTGTTCAGCCTGGAGCGCTTCGACGGCTCGCCGGCGCGCCTGATGGCCCTGGTAGGCAGTTGGCTGGAAACCCACGATTCCGACCGCGACCGATTCGGCCTGCAGGCCCCGGTTTTCAGCATCGAGCCGCTGGACCTGGACAACGATCTGTTCGACGTGGACCTGGTCCTGGAGTTCGTCGAGCCGCAGTACCTGGCCGAGGATCCGGACGGTGAAATCGAGGCCTTCGGCAAGACCTGGTCGTTTATCCCGTTCGACCTGTGGATTGCCGAAGAAGGCGAGGTGGTCAGCCGTGACGCGTAGCGCTTTCGACCTCGACGCCCGGGGACTGCTCGGCGTTCGCGAGCAACTGGCCCTGCTCAGCTTGCCGCCGCAGCTGCGCCGGCGGCTGCTCAACAACGTGTCCAAGCGCGTGCGCACCATGAGCCGTAAGCATATCCGTGAGCAGCGGAACCTCGACGGCTCGCCCTTTGCCCCCCGCAAAAGCACCGGCAAGGGCAAGAAAAAGATGGAGGCCGGCCTGGGCAAGCTGCTGCAAGTCACCAGCGTGACCCCCGATCAAGCCGTCCTGGGCTGGCGTAACGGGCTGACCAGTTGGGTCGCCGCCCAGCAACACAACGGTGCCAGCGAGCGCCGCACGGCTGCGCAGATGCGCCGCTGGAACAAGACGCCGCCCGGTCTGGCCGCCACCGAGAAACAGGCCAAGCGCCTGCGCCGGTTGGGCTTTCTCGCGCGCCAGGCCGGGAAAAAGCGCCTCACCAGGCCATCCGTGGCGTGGATTCAAGAACACGTCAACTACGCCCAGGCCGGCTTGCTGATTCGCATCCTGGGCGAGCAACAGGCCGAGTCCACCGGCGCGCAAAGCTGGGAAATCACCCTGCCCAAGCGCCAGTTCCTCGGTGTCAGTACCGACCGAGACACCAGCCTGCTGGTGAACCAGGTGCTGCAACAAATCCTCAACTCACCCCGCTAACGAGGCACCACTGAATGGCACTCGGACAAGTCAGCGTAAACAATCTCAACCTTGGCCAAGGCGAAGTGACGGAGATCGAGCGCTATTTCCTTTTCATCGGCCCCGCGGCCAAGAACGTCGGCAAGTTGCTGCCACTGAACACCGATAGCGACCTGGACGGCGAGCTGGGCCTGCCAGCCAACGACCTGAAAACCCAAATTACTGCAGCACGCGCCAACGGCGGCAACCGCTGGGCGTGCCTGGCCGCGCCGATCGGCCCCGAGGGTGAATGGGCCGCGGCGCTGAAAACCGCCCAGGAACAAGGCTTTTCGGTAGAAGGCATCTTCATCACCAAGCCGGTGACCACCGGCGCCGAGCTGGAGGCAATGCACGCTGCAGCCGAGGCACTGAACAACAAGTACGGGCGACGCGCCTTCGTCGTTGCCGCATCCGCGGGCCTGCACCCTGTTCAGACCTGGGACGAGTACCTGGTGGAGCAGAAGGCGATCCCTGCCGGCATCGCCGCCCCTCGCGTCGTGTTGGTGAACCAGCTGCACGGCAATGACTTGGGCGTATTGGCCGGGCGCCTGGCCAATGCCGCCTGGAGCATCGCCGATTCCCCGATGCGCGTGGCCAGCGGCCCGCTGCTGGGCCTCGGCCCCGTGCCTGCAGATAAGGACGGCGTGCCGCTGCCCTCGGCCATTCGGGCCGAGCTGGACAAGGCTCGTTTCTCCGTCTCGCAGACCTACCCGGACTATGAAGGCGTGTATTGGGGCGATGCCAACTTGCTGGACACCGCCGGTAGTGACTTCCAGGTGCTGGAACACCTGCGCTTGGCCGATAAGGCCGCCCGCCAGATTCGCCCGCTGCTGATCCGTCGCATCGGCGATCGCCGTTTGAACAGCAGCCCCAACAGCATGGCCGTCAACACCAATGCGCTGATGGCACCGCTGCGCCGCATGTCGAAGGCCGCCAAGTTCGCCGGCGAAGTCTTCCCGGGCGAGATCGAGGCACCGAAAGACGGCGACCTGGTGCTGGTCTGGAAGAGCCGAACCAAGGTTGAGGCCTTCCTCAAGATCCGGCCGCTGAACTGCCCGAAAGACCTTACCGCAAACATCGCACTCGACCTTTCGCAGGACGACCAGGAGTAACCCCATGGCCAAGATTGGCGGCATGAATTTCGACATCAACCTGGGCGACCTGAAAGTCCACGTTGAAACCGCAACCCTTGATATCACTGACAACAGCACGGTAGCGCTTACCCGGGGCGTGCCTGACGGTTTTGTCTCCGGCGACGTGGCGGCCAGTGGTGAGATGGAGCTGGATACCACCAACTTCAATTTGCTGATCGAGGCCGCCGGCCGCGCCGGCAGCTTCCGCAAGCTGGATCTATTCGACGTGCTGTTTTTTGCGAAGACCCCGACCGACGAAGTCCGGGTAGAGGCCTTTGGTTGCAAGCTGAAAATCTCCAGCCTGCTGAACATCGATTCCAAAGGTGGGGAGAAGTCCAAGCACAAGGTGCCGTTTGAAGTTGGAAGTCCGGACTTTATCCACATCAACGGCGTGCCATACCTGGACTCGACCGAGATCGAGGGCCTGAGCTAATGGTTTGCCCGTTCGATCGCGCCCAAGCCCTGGAACAGCGACAGCGTGACCAGGCGATCGCCGCCCAGCTCGCCCGGGCGCGCTCGACGGGCCCCAGCCTGACCCATTGCGAAGACTGCGACTGCGAGATTCCCCCAATGCGCCGCGCCCTGGGTGGAATGACCCGGTGCGTGCCCTGCCAGACCACTTTCGAGCGAGGCCTGCGCCGATGAACAAAAGCGTCCTGCCATCGCAACCACCTTCGCCGCCACCGCTACCACCTGCGTTCGGAGCAGATCCTGCGCGCCTGGGAAGCCTGGAGCAGAAAATGGCCGTCGTTGAGCACCGTCTGGGGCAGATGGAAAACCGGCATGAATCGGTGCCGACCCGCATCACCAAGCTGGAACAGCAGTTTGAACATATGTCCGACCAGCTTTCCGAACTCAACGAGGGCCAGCAAGCGCTGACTGTCGTGGTGTCGGGCATTGGCAAAAAAATCACCTGGTCAATGGGTGTTGCGGCTGCCGCCTGGGCGATTCTGCAAATGCTTGTCCCAGTTGTATTGCGCGTGGTGTTCCCATGAGCCTGCGCCAGAAGATCCTGGCCGGCTCGCTGGGCCTGGTCCTGGGCAGCAGCACGCTGATGGCGTTCCTGGGCAAGTGGGAAGGTGAAGGCCAGAACGTCGTCTACGCCGACAAGCTGGCCCGGGGACTGCCGACTGTCTGCAAAGGCATCACCAGGTACACCAGCCCTGACCCTGTGATCGTCGGCGACTACTGGTCGCCGGCGCGCTGCGCCGAGGTGGAACAACTGGTGGTCGAGAAGGGCCAACTGGCCCTGGCGGACTGCCTGGACAACCCTCAGATCAACCAGAACACCTTCGACGCCCTGAGCAGCCACGCGCATAACTTCGGCGCGCCCAGCACCTGCGCGAGCCGGGCCGTGGGCCTTATCAATGCCGGCCGCATCGCCGAGGGCTGCAAGGCGATCGCCTGGGCGCCCGATGGGAGAACGCCGGTGTGGGCTTTCGTCACTGACGGCCAGGGCCGCAAGCGGCTTGTTCCTGGTCTGCATGCCCGCCGGCTGGACGAAATGAGGCTGTGCCTGAAATGACCTTTTCACCGTGGCGCCTGGCGCTGTTCGCATTAGTGGCCGGCCTGCTGTTGTGGGTCTCCTTCGACTGGCTGACCGACCAGGTCGATGAGGCCCGACGCGAGCGCAACGACGCCCGGCGTGAGCGTGACCAGGCGCAGTACGAACGGGACGGCCTGCGCGAGGCGGCCCGCCTCAGTGGCGAGCTGCTCGCTGAGCGTGACGCCATCGACCGCCAACGAACCCAGGAACTGACCCATGAACGCAATCAAAACCAGCTGCTGCAGCGCGCTGTTGACGCTGGCCGTCAGCGGCTGTTCGTCAACGCCACCTGTCCAGCCGGCACAACTGCTGATTCCGGAGCCAGCGGCGTGGCTGATGCAGGACCCGCCGAACTCGCAGCAGACGCTCGACCGGATTATTTCACCCTCCGCGACCAGCTCGCCCTCGGCCGGCAAATGATCCTCGGCCTGCAGGCCCATGTTCGTGTCCTGCAGGACTATGCCCGCCGTGCCTGCAGGCGCTGATTCACACCTTTCATTCCATCCATTAGGAGCAATACCCATGACCGACCGCACCGAAATCACCCTGACCGTAGGCAACGACGACTTCGACTTTGTCGTGGATCCGGCGGTAATGACCAAGTACATCAACAGCCTGACCCCAGCCAACAAGGTAGCGCCGGGCAACAACCTGTTGATCAACACCGTAGTGCCGGCACAGAAGGACAAGCTCAAGCCGCTGTTGGCCAACCCTATGACCGTACTGCAGATCGCCGGCGCCCTGGTCGAGGAGTACGCCCCGACCGTTGAAGTCACCGTAAAAAAGCGCTCGGGCACGCCGAGCGCCTGACCGAAGACGGCCTGGGCCAGCTGCTGGCCCTCGCCGATCGCTGGCTACCTGGTGCGCCGCCCACGGTTGACAACCTGGGCACAGCCAAATGGCTGGAGGACGAGCACTGGCGGCGAATGGAAATCGCCATAGCCAACGGCATATCACGAGCATTCAACGGTAACTGATCCCCATGAGCGCGAAAGCATCCAGCCGCCTGGACTTTATCCTGAGCCTGACCGACAAGGTCACTGCGCCTCTGGCCAAAGTTTCCAAGGGCTTCAACGACCTGGCCGCACAGGGCGAGAACAACATTAAGCAGATGGGGCTCGGCCTGGGCGGCTTGATTGGTTCGGCCAAAGGCATCACCGGGTCGCTGGAGCCTGCGCTGGAGATGAACCGCGCCCTGGGCGAAGTCCGTTCGCTCGGCGTTGCCGAGGATGCCCTGGACGCGCTCAACAGCAAGTCCCTGGAATTCTCGGTTGCCTACGGCGAGAACGCCCAGGAGTTCGTCGCCTCGGCCTACAAGATCGAGGGCGCAATTAAGGGCCTGGCCGGCTCGCAACTAGCCACCTTCACCAACACCAGCAGCGTGCTGGCCAAGGCCACCAAATCCGACAAATCTGTGATGAGCGAGTACGTCGGCACGCTGTACAACCTGCAGAAACAGCAGGCCGACGCGATGGGCAAAAGCCAGTGGGTCGAGAAGCTGGGCGGGCAAACCGCCCTGGCCGTGCAGCTGTTCCGCACCAGCGGCGAGCAGATGAAAGAGGGCTTCAAGGAGGCCGGCGCGATCGCTACCGCCGCCGGCATTGACCTGGCCGAGCAAATGGCGGTGATCGGCAGTCTGTCCAGCACCATGGAAGGCGGCGATGCCGGCGGACGCTATAAAGCGTTCTTCGAGAACATCGAGAACGCATCCGAAAAGCTGGGGATGAAGTTCACCGACACCAACGGCAAGGTAATGCCGATGCTGGACATTCTGGCCAAGCTGCAGGGCAAGTTCGGTGATCTGCGCGGCGCTGCTGCCAATGCCAAGCTCATGGAAGCCTTCGGCGGTGAAGGCGCCCAGGTAATCGGCGCGATCGCCCAGGACACCGACCGGCTCAAGAACGGCATAGACAAGCTGGGCCAGGTCCGGGGCCTGGAGCAGGCCGAGAAGATGGCCAAGGCCATGGTGGACCCATGGCAGCAGTTCGGCGCCGCGGTGCAAGCGCTGCGTATTGCCTTCGGGCAAGCGCTGATCCCGATCCTGCAGCCGCTGATGGATCGCCTGGTCGGCATCGGCAAGACCCTGGTGCGCTGGACCCAACTCTTTCCGAACATCACCCGCGTGATCGGCATCACCGTGCTTTCCATTCTCGGCATCGTCGCCGCCATGAGCGCGCTGACCCTGGTCGTGGGCATCAGCAAAATGGTCTGGATGGGCGCGACCATCGCCTGGAACCTGTTCACCTGGGCAGGCTGGCGCAGCATCGCGATGTTCGTCTATCACGCCGTGATGGTGACCGCTTTCGTTGCCGGCCTGGTCCTCATGTACACCGTCATGGGCCTGGTACGTGGTGCGATGCTGCTGTGGCAGGGCGCTATCTGGCTGGTGAACGCTGCGCTGCTGGCCAACCCTATCGGCCTGGTCATTGTCGCCATCGTCGCCCTGGTCGCGGCCGTGGTGGCGATCGTGGCCTATTGGGATGAATTGACCACAGCACTGATGAAGACCGAAGCCTTTCAGGCGGTGGCCGACCAGGTGCAGGCCCTGGGCGCCTGGTTCAACTCGATGGGCGGCTGGACGGGCCTCGCCCGGGCTGCATGGGACGGCATCGTCTCGATTTTTCAGAAGGCCATCAATGGCTTGATCGAAATGCTGAACAAGATCCCCGGCGTGAACATTGAAACCCGGTTCGGGGATCTGCCAGAGCCGCCACAGGTGCCTGAGATCCCCGGCCAGGCTGTGCCGATCGGCGTCACGCCGATGAACCAGGAGGCGCTGCAGCCTGTGGCGAAAACCTTGCTGCAGGTGCAGCCGCCGGCGCCCCTGGTCTCGCCGGCGATGCAAGCGCCTGCCCAGGTGCCGGCATCAATGCCGGCCCAGCCTAAGCCGATCGGCGCAACGCTCCAGACCCTGGCCGCGCTGCCTCAAACGCCGGTCAGGGTTGAGGTGGCCGGGCCAGTGGACCAGGTCGAGCGCAACCGCGAACGCCTGACCCAAGCCGTGCCGAGCTTGTCGCCGGCACGTCCTGCAGCAGTGCCCCAGGGCGGATTGCTGAGCAGCATTCAGAACCATACCCAGAACCAGAACCGAGGCATCCAGGTGCAGAAAGTGGAGATCCACACCAGCAAACCCCTGACCCCGTTGGAGTTGGAAAACATGATCGACATGGCGGTGGGCTGATGAGCGACTACATAGACCTGCTGATCGTGGGCAACGACCTGGTGCTGGACCCGTCCCGCCAGCCGCTGCTGATCGAGGACCGGGCCAGCATCGCCCAGGACATTGCGCACATGATCCGCGAAAGCGGCCTGCTGGTGACCCTGGTCGCCGAGCGCAGCCGCAACCGCCAGGCCGATTGCATCCTGCAGCTGGAGCTGCTGGTGGAGGCCGACGAGCGCCTGGTGCCGGGAACGGCCCGGATTACCCAGGACAAACCGGGCCAGTACCTGGTGACCGCCAAGACCCTGAAATATGGCGCTATCGAGGTGTTTTTGTGAGTGACGTAGATTTTCGCCAGGCGCTGATCGATGCCGGCATTCCGACCACCGAGGACGGCCTGCGCAAGGCTTGGGAAGTGGAAGTAGCCGCCCAGGGCAGCAAGCTGAGCAACACCAGCGCCTATTCGCCGTTCTGGCGCCTGGTCACCGCCCTGGTGACCAAGCCGGTCATGTGGCTGATTAATCTCATCAGCGACACCGTGCTGCCCAACTTTTTCGTAAAGACCGCCGGCGGCCGCTGGCTGGAGATGCTGGCCTGGGCGGTGAACGTCGAGCGCAAGGGCGCGACCAAGACCCGCGGCGCCTTGCTTTTCACCCGTGAGGCCACTGGCGGAGCGCTGGAGATGCGCGCCGGCGTGGTGGTGCAGTCTGCCGCGATCAACGGCCATATCTATCAACTGGTGACCACCGAGGACGCGGTTTTTGACGACGGCCTACTGCAGTTGTCGGTGCCGGTGGAAGCGGTGGAGGTTGGCAGCGGCTACAACCTGGCGCCCGGGTATTACGCCATTCTGCCGGAGCCGGTGCCCGGAATCGCCCAGGTGGTGAACGCTGACGGCTGGATGACGGCACCAGGTGCGGATCCGGAGCCCGATGAACAGCTGCGCCTGCGTACCCGCAACCAGTTCTCGGCCGTCAACCAGTGGCACACCGACGCCGTGTATCGGGCGATGATCTCGGCCTTTCCCGGGGTACGCCCGGATGGCGTGTACTTTCTGCACGGCGCGCCCCGCGGCCCAGGCAGCGCCAATGCCTACGTGCTGTTCGATGCTGACGTGCCGGCGGAGACGTTCCTGGAGCAGATCAACGCCCATGTGCGCGACGGTGGCAACCATGGCCACGGCGACGATCTATTGGTCATGGTCATGCCGGAGACGCTGCACGCCCTGCGCGTAACCTTCTGGCCACGGCCCAACCTGACCGCCGAGAAGCGCGACAGCCTGCAGGCGGAAATCGCTCTGTTCATCCGTGCCGCGTTCCGCGAGAGCACGGCCAGCGACTACCAGCCGACACTGACCTACCCGCAGTCGCGCTTTTCGTTCAGTCGCCTGGGCGAGGAACTGCACCAGGCATTCCCCAGCATCGAGTCGCTGCACTTCGACAATGACGACATCGTTTCACAGCTGACTATCCCGCGGATCCAGAGCCTGGAGGTGGTCGCCGCATGATCCGCTTAAAACTGCCTTTCTGGCTCGATGGGCCCGAGCTGGCAAAGCTCAAGGCCGCCGCGCAGACCTGGTGGGAAAAGGTCGAGGGCTGGCTGCAGTGGCCGCTGCTGCAGATGGACGCCGAGACGTGCCATTTAACCGTGCTCGATCTGCTGGCCTGGCAACGGGATATCAACCGCTTCAAGGACGAGCCCGAGAGCCTTTACCGCCTGCGCGTGAAATTCGCCTTCATCAACGCCGTGGACGCCGGCAGCACAGCAGGACTGAAACGCATCCTGCAGCGCCTCGGGGTGGGTTACGTCGAGATAGAAGAACGCCTGGATGACCGCGATTGGGACGTGGTGCTGCTGCGCCTCTCCGACTCGCAGCTATCAGAAAACCCCGAGCTGCTGCGCGTGCTGATCCAGCAATACGGCCGTACCTGCCGCCGCTATGACTTCGTAACCATCACCCCTGTGACGCTGCACATTGTTGCGGCGGACTTCAACGACGATCAGCAGACGCTGGTCGCCAGCTTGTAGGAACCCTCTGTGGCCAAAATTACCCTTGCCGGCGAAAGCCTGATTGCCCAGAAACAGGGCACCCACCAAGTCTTGAACGTTGTGCGATTCATCTTTGCCAACGTCCCCGGGCTTGACCCGCAATCGCCGATCGACCGCGCGGCGCCCAAGCCGCCGGCCAACCAGATCATGCATACCTACGAGATCCCGCCGGGGAATTCGGGGTATGTGAACCCTAACCAGGTTGTCTACAGCTCGATGCTCGGCAGCGATATCGGGGACTTCGATTGGAACTGGCTCGGCCTGGAAACCGCCGAAGGCGTGCTGTTCGCCGTGGCCTACGTGCCCCTGCAGCAGAAGCGGCGCAATATTCCGCCGCTGCAGCTGGGCAACAACGTGACGCGCAATATCCTGGTCGAGTTCACCGGCGCCCAGGAACTGACCGGCATCACCATTGATGCCAGCACCTGGCAGCATGACTTTACTGCCCGGCTCAAGGGCATTGACGAGCGCGAGCGCCTGAGCAATCGGGACGTGTACGGCCGCGCCTGCTTCTTCGACAGCGGGCTGCAGCTGGAGAAAGTCGGCCAGGCCTATCAGCTCAAGCCCGGCCAGGCTTATATCGAAGGTGTTCGGGTACTACTGCCGGCGGCAGTGAACATCACCCCGACCAGTCTGCCGGCCACCGCCTGGCTCGACGTTGCCCTGCAGCGCAAATCCAACGACGTGGTGGCCAGTTGGCAGGTCGTGTTCGCGGCCAACAAGGCCGATTACGTGGACAGCGCCGGCGTCCAGCATTACTGCGTTGTCCTGGGCGACCTGACCACCGCCGCAATCACCGATCGCCGGGCGGTGGAACCGATCAAGGGGCCATTGCTGCAGCACTTCGCCGCCCGTGTGGGCACCTATCCACAACTGCGCGCTCAAGCAACCACCAAGGAAGACGTGGACCTGGGGAACATCCCCAACGCGATCAGCGACGACCCGTCGAGCAACAGCAGCGAAATCCTGGCCACGACGAAAGCGGTCCACAGTGTTCAAGCCAGCGTCACCCAGCTGGTGGACGGAACCACGCCCGCGGGCAAGGCCCGCCAGTTGGCCGAGGCGCGTCAGATTGCGCTTCAGGGGGACGTTACTGGCAAGGTGGAATTTGACGGGTCCAAGAACGTGGCCATCCAGGCCACGCTTGCAAAAAACGGAGTGGTGCCCGGGGCCTATCCGAAAGTGGTTATCAACGAGAAAGGCCTGGTGATCGGCAGCGAGGAGCAGTTACCGGGCGACATTCCGGTCCTGGACTGGAGCAAGATCGGCACCGGAAAGCCCACGACACTGGGGGGCTACGGCATCACCGACGGGGTCAAGAAAGGAGACTACGGCCTAGCCTCAGCCGTTGCCCCGTCGACGGCAATCGACGTAATCGGCCTGCCGGGAGGCTTCCACTACCTTGGCCCAGGCGGTACGTCATTCGTCAATTACGTCTCCCTCATCAACATCCCCTACGGCAGCGACGAATATGCCGGCCAGATCGGTCTGCAGCAGGGTGTTCCTGAACCCCGCATGTACATCCGGTCGGTTAAAAATGGAAGCACAAACAGACCAGATGGGTGGACGCCGACGCGTGAGGTTTATCACACCGGCAACCTCGACCCGCAAGCCATTGTTCCCGCCGGATCTCTGCTTGTGACTTTCAGCCGTAAACCGCAACCGGGCTATTTGCGGGCGAACGGCGCAGCCGTCAGCCGCACCGCTTTCGCTCGTCTGTTTGCCGAGATCGGTACATTTTGGGGGGCAGGCGACGGCGCCACGACATTCAACCTCCCTGATGCGCGAGGGATATTTCTTCGAGACGTGGATGACGGCCGCGGGCTGGACGCAGGTCGGGTCCAGGGGTCAGTACAGTTCAGTCAGAACCTATGGCACGCCCACTCGGCGTCAACCAGTGAAGCAGGTTGGCACTATCACCCAGGCAGCTATGTCGCGGAGGCGGGCGCACACGTCCACACAGCACCGCGAGCACAGAACAACAACGTGGGCAACGGCAGTCCGAACTTCACAACAGCAAACTACGAGAGCGGCGCGACAGCTCCGACCCACGCAGCCGGGGCGCACGTCCATGGGCTGGGAATCTTGGGCGATGGCTCGCACGTTCACGCCGTATCTGTTGCGGGGGATGGTGGCAACGAATCCCGCCCCACGAACTTGGCTCTTTACCACTACATCAAATACTGAGTTCCCCCCATGAAGACAAAGACCGTTTACCAAACCTCTCCCTTGGGCGTGTTCACCGGCATCAACGAGGCCGACGAGTCACCACTGGAGCCCGGGGTATTCTTGATCCCTGCCGGTTGTGTGGAGGTTCCGCCACCGCTGATCCCTGAAAACAAGGCCGCGTTCTGGGATGGCAAGGACTGGCAGCTGGTGGATTATTTCGAGGGGCTGGTGGTGTACAGCATCACCACCACAGAACCGAAGACCATCACCGGCCTGGGGCCGATTCCATCGGGCTACACGGTGAAAAAGCCAGGGCCCGACCAGGTCTGGAAAAACGGCGAATGGGTTGACGATATCGGGGCAATCCTGGATGCGCTCTACAAACAGAAACTGCAGGCGATCAACAGCGCATGCGGCCACTACATCGAAAGCGGTTTTACCTCCCGCGCCCTCGGCTCGATCCACCGCTACAGCAATGCAATGGACGATCAGTTGAACCTGACCAGCCTGATTATCAGCGGACTGGATGCCGAATACGCCTGTTCCGACGTTGACCAGGTGCGCGAGTTCCGGCCGCATACCGCCCAGCAGCTGCGCGAAGTCGGCCAAGACCAGGTGCGCTTCCAACAGGCAGCCCTGCAGCACGCCAACGACCTGAAACAGGCGCTGGCCACCGCGCTGAAAAACAAGAAGTTGAAAGCCATGCAGGCGATCGAATGGACGCCGCCGGCATGACCTGGCCAGCCGTCACGATGCGCTGGCCAGAGCAGGCCACGCAATGGATGGGGCAGCTGTCCACCGCCCAGGATCTGGCCGGCAGCGAGCTGGCCAGTACCGGCCTGCGCCTGGCGGGCCTGCAGGGCCTGGCCAGCACCAACCCGGGGCCCGTGGGCAATGCCGCCCAGGGCGCGATCGCTGCCGGACGTGCCGCACTGTCCGAACAGATGGGCGAGGCGCCGGCCTGCCTGGTGGTAACCCCGTTCCAAAGCGGAGTTGGCCAAGGCCGTGGCTACCAGCGTTTTCTGTCCGCGCCCAACTTGCTGCAGCAGCTGGGCAACAAACTGGTGGACGCGAGCGACCCCGGCCGGCCCGCCCAGGAACAGTACGCCCTGTGCCTGCTGTTCCTGGCTACGCGCTTCGACCAGCTCGCCGCGAGCCTGGCGCGCTTCAACGCGCTGCTGCCGATGCCGGACCTGGTGCGAACCGAGCGCCGCGCCCGCCACCTGTCGAAGCTGGAGGCGGAAAAGTGGGAGATCTCGACGCCCGGCACGCTGCCACGCTGGCAGGCGCTGCCCCTGGAGCGCTGCACCGTGTTGAAAGCCGCTCAGCAGTCCATGGCCGGCCAACTCGCCGTGCTTGAAAGCTACGCTGCCGATGGGGCACCGATGGCCGACCTGGCCGCACTGGCCAGCCGTAAGGCCGCACAGCAGAAGGGGCGCGATCAGCAGCTGAACGACCTGAAAGCCTTGCTCAGTGGAGGTAGCAGCGATAGCAGCATGCGTGCCCGACTAATCGGCCCAGGGAATGCGGCCGAGCTGCGCCGCAGGCTGCTGGAAGGCGAGCCGCCCGGGCATGAATGGGTATTGAGCGCCGGCGCGCTGCTGGTGGGCTCTGAAAAGGGTCTGAGCTTTGTTCGTGAACTGGTGGGCCTATGACGCTGCTGCTCGATGGGGAACAGGTGCAGGGCAAGTTCCTGAAAATCACCGCCAACCTGCGTATTGAAAGCGACGACATGTCCGGGCAGACCAGCAACACCGAAAAGGCCCACAAGGGCTTCAAGCCCAAGACCCTGACCGTCTCGCTGATGATCCCATTTGCCGATCGCTCGCAGCTCAGCGACCTGATGCGCCTGGCCGAGGCCACCGCCGGCGGCGGTCAGCTCAAGACCTATCGGGTGGTGAACGACACCGCCGCCGCGTTCGGCATTCGCCAGGTGCAGTTCGCCGAAGGGGTCAGCGCCCGCGAAGACGACATTCTTAGCGCCTGGCGGATTCAGTTCACGCTCACAGAGAAGGTATCGAACCCCGAGAAAGTCGAGGGCCGGCGCCCAGGGAACAAGGTCACGGCACAATCGGGCCCAGGCGCAGCAGTCGGTAGCGGCGGGGCCGATGGGTCGGGCGGCTCCCAAGAGCTTTCCGGCTTCGAGAAGACCCTGAAAAAGCTGGACGACTATATCGGCGGGGTAGGCTCACCATGAAACTGCACAAGGTGTTGGCCATCGCCGGCAAGCACTATGTCCTGGTCAAGGACGAGGTACGCCTGGACCTGAAAAATCCAGGGCGTGCGACGTTCACGATCCAGGCCAGCGCCCCGGTCAAAGGCCTGGTGACGCTCGATATCGGTTACAACGAGAGCACCCTACAGCGTCACTTCATCGGCTACGTGGAGCGCTGCAGCGCCGCCAACAGCGTGCAGCAGGTGCTGTTCTGCAGAGAGGTTGCGGCGATCCTGGGCAACCCGCTGCCGCTGAACCTGCGCCATGTCGATCTGCGCGCCGTCCTGGGCGAGATCAGCGAACAGACCGGACTGCGCTTCCGTGTTCCGGAACGGCCCTATGCGAGCGTCAAGGCCCCGTTTTTCTACAGCCTGGCGGCCGGCTACCAGGCCATGGACAGCCTGGCCCGCGTCTTCAACATCCCCGACTTCATCTGGCAGCAGCAGGGCGACGGCGAAGTCTTCGTGGGCAGTTGGGCGGATAGCTTTTTCGGCGCCCGGCCGCCGCTGCAGCTGCCCGTCGAGCTGTTCGACGGCTACCAGGGCAATCAAAGCGCGATGGTTGCGGCCCTGCCCGGGCTGCGACCAGGTGCAACAATCAACCAGGGCGAGCGCATCACCAACGTGACGCTTGTTCACAGTCAAATGGCGATCAAATGGACGACGCAATTCGCCGCAGCGTAGAGCGGCAATTTCCAGAGCTGACCGGCGGCTACCACCTGCCACGCTTTGCCCGGGTGGTCGGTGTGGCCGATGCGCCGGCGGCCGCGGGGATCTGCGATGACTTCCGGCCGCGCTATGCGGTGGATATCCAGGTCCTGGGCCCTGATGGCGAGCCGGACACGTCGCTGCCGATACTCGCCGGCGTACCGCTGCCACTGCCCACGGGCGGCGAGGAAATGGGCATCTATGCCTTCCCCGAGGAAAACACCGCGGTGGTGGTGTGTTTCGCCTACGGGCTGCCGCACAAGCCCTACATACAGACGATCCTGCCGCACGGCCTGAGCATGCCCCGGGTTCCGAAAGGGGACCAGGTCTGGCAGCACAGCGAGGCCTGCCAGCAGCGCGTCGATGCCGACGGCAACTGGCTACGCCAGACCGATGGCAAGATCCAAGACAAGGCGATCGAGCGCGAGGTGGAAGCCTTGGGCAACACTGAGCGCTATCAGAACCACGCGCAGACGATCGACGACCATTCGACAGAGTCAGTGGGTGGAATCAAGACGATCGAGGCGCTGGGCGCGCTCAAGCTGCTGTCGGGCGGATCCGCGAGCCTTGCGGCCGTGGACGATCTGCACCAGGCAACGGGCCGGGATCTCAATCTTGTGGTCGGGCAGAAGCATAACGCCGCGATCGGCGGCGACATGCAGGAGCAGATCCAGGGGCTGCGCAAGAGCGTGGCGGCGATCAGCCAGAGCCTGCAGGCGCCAAGGACTTGGATAGGGTCAGAAGGGGTTAACGTGCTGCAGGTGATATGCGATCTGCTCGACCTTGTAGCCGATATGAACAACCAGCTGGCGACTCATACGCATGGGCCGACACCACCGCCCGGCAACGCCGCTGCATTCACTGCAGCGGCAGCCAAGGCCAACCTGCTAGGCGGAAAAATGAAGCCAATCACGCTTTAAAAGTTGAGCCTGAACACTGTCCGCCAGAGGTTTTTAAGCGGCGAGGCACGGTGCTTGTCCCAATTGCGCTGCCACCATTCATCCTCATTTTTTACCTCGGCCTCGATGTCACTGCCAGCCATGGCCGCAGGATGCTGACGGAACAGCATCGGAAAGGCGCAGTGCTGCTTGATTCGCTTCTTGAAAATCACGTCAACAGGCGTGCCGTTGTACGGGGTGTTCGCCAGGATCTCGCAGCCCTCCCGGGACAGTATGTAGGCATGCAGGGCCACGACGCGCCCGCGGGCAATGAAGGGGAACCAGGTCAGCCAGGTTCTCCCCATGCTGTAGCCCAGGTGGAGCGCTTCAAATCGTTGGGTGCGGATGAATTTATTGATCCAGCGAATGGGGGTCGCTTTCAGCTCGTAGGGGGCTACGTCGTCCTCGAAGATCAGAACCCGCTCCAGCCCGCTTTTCAGGGCAAGCCTGGCTATGTCCTGGTGCGATTCATAACAGCCGCGCACAGGGTCGGGGTTTCGCTCCACCACATGAAACACCACCAGGTTGCTGATAAGGCGTTGTATTGAGTGCCGGAACAACTCACGCCGGTCTGTCCGCTCTTTCAACGAAATGCAGTAGACCGCGTCCACATCAAACCCGACTCTGTCACTTGCCTTAATCCTTTCTGACACCAACCCACTCCCGCAAAACGACGAAAGGCGCGGACTAGAGCCGCGCCTGCTCCCGCAATTATGTCAAAGCGATGGCATCCAAATGTATTAACGTTGTTACAAACGCTTTCAGCGCATCATATATGTTGCACTAGCAACATATATGATGCACAATGGCTTCACCGAAACAGCGAGGGATGCAGATGAAGTACAGCGAGTTTCGGCGATGGTTGAAGGCCCAAGGCGCAGAGTTCCAAAGCGGCAAGGGCAGTCACTTCAAGGTCACCTTGAATGGCAAGTCAACTGTGTTTCCTGACCACGGAGCCAAGGAAATGGGCGAAGGGTTGAGGAAGTCGATAATCAAACAGTTGGGCCTCAAGGATTGAGGCCCTGCTGTACCCCGTTGGAGAGGTGGCAAATGTTCAAGTACGCATTGGAAATTCACGAAGAGCCCGGCACCGTGTGGCTTTCGTGTGAAGAGATTCCAGAGTTTCACGCTGCCGGCGACACTGTAGGCGAGGCCCTGGAAAGCGCTTTGGATGCGCTCGAAACGGCTCTGTCTATCTATGTTGATGAACGCCGCCCGATTCCATCTGGTAACGCTGAGGCTCAGGCAGGGGACGTTCTGCTGCGCCTTCCAGCCCTCACCGCGGCAAAAGTCGCACTGTGGAACGCGGTATTGGATGAAGGCACCCCCAAGACAGAGCTGGCGCGCCGCCTGGGGATTCAGCGGCCGCAGGTGGACCGCTTGCTGGACTTCCTGCATGACTCGAAAATCGAGAACGTCGAGCGCGCCCTGCAGGAACTCGGCCGGCGGATCTCTATCACCGTCGAGGCGGCCTGACAGTCATTCCGACCCGAGAGAGCCCCCGCAGTTGACCAGCTACGGGGGCTTTTTTGTGCCGGCGTTATTCAAGCCGGCACCACCACGACTGCGCATAGGCGCAATCGTCTATGTACTCGATCCCGCTTAATACAAAGCCTGTCGGAGCCATACTGGCAATGGTGGCATCCAGCAGGCGCGGAAGCTCTTCCCTATCGAGAGGCATCCCTCCCGCAACCCGAGCAACCTTGGCCGCCCGCCCCATCGGCGTTTCACTTTCTAAGGTCACCAGGACATCTCCCCGAATCGGTCGATAGCGGCGCCTCTCATTTGGAGTCAGAGCTTTGCCCCTAACTCGCATAGGAGTCACAAGCATATGCATGGAAAGGGCTCCCTACTCATTGTCGGGCCGATCAAGCATTGCCTCTATGGCATAGGCCAGAGCACCGTCCGCTTGCTCCAAAAGGTCGCCCAGTTCGTGGCCATCGATCACACCCGCCTGGTGCAACGCGTGTGCCCGTCTCACCAACTCCTTGTGATGCGCGCCAGGCTGCTTGAGCAGCGCAGCAGAGTCCTGCAGCAGCTCAAGCCATGA